TTTTAATAAATTTAATAAAATTAATCAATTAAATAATAACAATAACAATAATCAAAATAATAACACAAACATAAACATGTACAACAACAACCCTAAGGCAAAACAAATGCGACCTGAAGATCAATTTGAATATAAATGGAATACAAAAATAAACAAATACAAAACAAAATACCACACGCAAGTAATGGTTGAAAAGGATAGTACGGCAAAAATACTTAATAAAATATTCCCAATAGTAAAACACGTATCTAAAAATCAAGTAAACAGTGAAAGAATGTTACAAGATAAAACAGCAAAACCATTGATAGAACAAAACGAATTAAATAAACACACCATATCACACTACGTGCGAAAAGAACCAGAAAATATCACAATAGCACAGTTAGTACCAACAAAATTATGGACAATCGATCCAAGTGAGGAATATTATCAAGATAGGGAAAAGAGAAAACAGGAGAACGAAGATGAATTAGATAGAAGAGCAATAAGTGATCCAGAAGGAAAACAAAAATGGCCTAAACTAGAACCAATAGAGGATGAGTTACTTTCATTATATATGACTGTACCTTCAAGACCAATAATAGATATCAATTCCACTAGATTAATAGAATCAGGTATGGTTGACACTATCTTAACGCCAGAAGTAGATGCAGCTGATAATGATAGAAGAAGGCAAGTAATAACAGCAGTATTGGAACATAATAGAGATATAGAGGAGTGGGAACAATACGAAGATTATAATGAAGATCAAATGCGAAATCTAAGAGTCCGATACACATCAAGAACATTGCAAGAATTCTTCGACGTATTTGAAGATTGGACTCCAAGATATAACAATGACAAGGAAGATGCCCTCATATTAGCTACAGATGTACTATACTATATTAGTGATAATGATATATACAACATTGCAGACAATTTAAACGATGGAACTTTTATGGTTGGAGCAGTCCACATACCTAAACATTATGATACATTATCACATCCAATAGTATACACAGATGGAGAAACAACACGGGTAGAAGGGAAAATGATATTAAAACCCAAAATATATGATTTCAAAAAGCAATATTATGAATGTAAAGATGTCACAATGTTCATGGAAATGGAGGGTAATGACCACATTTACAAACATAATATACGTTTCCCACAACTAGCGAAACAAAGAATGATGATCATAACACCAACAATACCAAGAGATTACGTTATAAAATTGGTGGTCGAACATCAAATAGATACCGGTGCAACTTACCACACTACAATTAAATTTATTAAAATTACTGATCCAAATTTAGAAGATTTATTAAATTTTTCAGAAATAGAAGATGTTGATGCTATTCACATTTATGAAGCTGAATTTAATAAATGTATAGTAGATCAAGAATATTATGATTTCACTAGATTTAAACAACAACCACCAAAAATTGAAAATGATGAATTCAAGAAGTACATTCCTAAACAAGTGTCAACTGATCAAACTATATGGGTACAAAATCCAGATTATGCAAAAGTAGATGAACCAGTTAAATCTCAAATAATACCAACAGGACGTGATTATTATGTAGTATCAAAAAGGGATGGCTCATTTTTCAATTACTCAACATTAAAAAGAATATCACTTAAAGCAATGCAAGAACAATGTACAATGGAGCCAATAAAGAATGAATTAATACAAAAAGTCAATACAAGATTAGCAATGGCTGCAAAAATAGATAAACAATTATTAAGAAGTTTAGTCCAATATGTCAATAGAGAAGAACCAAAATATAGTATAGATGTAATTATGGCCATTATAACACAATGTATATACACAACTGCCAATATTGAAACTAAAATAGAATTATTATCAAATGCAGGAGTAACAGTAAATGTTAATGATTTGAAAACTGGAAACACACAAACATTACCAACATCATGGATCGAATCAATATTCAGAGGAGGATTTTCAAAATTGTTAAAATTAGAAATAGGTAATTTAATCTGGGGAGACTCAGCCAACTTCGTGGACCAAAAGGTCCACCCTTTTTGCTAAGCCCCATATCGGAGCAGGGAGATAATCCAATCATACAAGCTGCCCACTTGTATGATTACACATGTTTAGGGCCAAATATAGAAAAACATGCTGAATCACCATTATATACTTTGGAAGAAATACACCCACATCCAGACTATCAATTTATAAATGGAAATTACGCACGTAGATTAAAAATAAATAATATGAATAAAATGATGCAAAGATTAAAAGAGAAAATAGTAGCTGAACACCAATTGGAAATAGAAACACAACAAAGAAACTGGTTAGATTTCTGTAAAGTGGCTGATATACAATGTAAATGTCCTCAAAATATAGCATTCGAAAAAGTATTAGCATTACAACAATTAGACCAAAAACAACAAGCAATGGCGTATAATTCATGTATACATTCAATATTTGCTGCTGCCAAGAGACAAATGAAAAGAGCACCTACACCTGAACCTCAAATAGCTGATGACTTCGTTCAATTTGCCAAAGAATATATAAATAAGCATATAGGAGATAAATTAAGAAATTTTGGATATTCATTCAATCAATGGTATAATCATAATAATGCACAAAAACAAAAAGATATAGACAGATACTTACAATCATTAGTCGATAGAGCTTCATTCACGAAAAGAGAATATGCTGACCTACAAACAATAAAATACAAAGGAATATGCAAAGTCGAGATACAACCAACAAATGGAAAACCTCGGATGGTGTGCTCAATACCTATTAGAACAAAAACAGTGATGGGACCAGTTACATGGAGATTAGAAGAGATTTGCTGCAAACATTTGCCAGGATACTGTGGAAATAAAAACTTACAACAGATGTCAGATGAAGTCAACAAATTACTAGAACAGGGTTTTACAAAAATAGTAGAAGGAGATGGTTCAGGATTTGACAATACTCAGGATGTATCATTAAAAGAAGTAGATAGATGGTTATACAGGCAGATAGAGGATAAAATTTACCATGTACCAAAATCAGAATTTCATTACATATCACAACAATTATACAAAACGATGGTAGTACAATACCTAGATAAGGAAGCTAAAAAGAAGAAAAACTTATTTGAATATTCAATACTAGGAACTGTGTTCTCAGGCGATTGTGATACCACATTGTGCAATACTATTAGAATGGCATTATACAATATATATGTTAATACAAAAGCAGGATTAGTGTTAGACAAGGACTTCAAAGTTTGGTCAAAAGGGGACGATTTTACAATATTCTACAAACCTTATGTTAGTAATGAATTAATAAAAAGTGCTTATGATAAATACTTTGTAAAACCAGAGATGTTTAATGGACAACCCCTACAATATGGATTAGGTCAAATATTAAAATTTTTGACAATAGGAAATGCTGATACATTATCTTTTTGTTCATTAAGAGCGCTTTACACAGATTTCAACGAAAATAAGATTATACTAGTCAGGGATTATAGAAAATTTAACAACATATCATTGTATGCAAGAAAAATAAAAACTATGCAGGGAAAACATCGTGTACAATACTTATTACAACAAGCAGCATCAATAAGAGCAGTTTACAAGGGGATAAATATATTTGATAATTTTGCAGCAGCCTTTGAACAAGCAGCACAAACATATGCCTTACAATACACTAAAGATGAAAAACTAGCAGATAGATTATTACAAGTTTCAATGAATATGATAATAAAAACAGCCAAGTCAGCTCGATACCAATGCAGTCAATTTGCAGAAATAGTTGAAGATGAATATAGGACATTAATTTACAACATACAGAAAAATTCAAAATTCTTTAAAATACAAGCAGACTATTGGGAAACAATAAAGAAAATGCAAGAATTAGTTTCATATAAGCTTACAAAACAAGAATATGATTATATAAACCAACAAATAGAAGCAGAAATAAGTCAAGAAATATTTAAATCCGATATGGGGC